AGTCGGTTTCGATGTCGGAATGGACCACCTGGTACTGACGGGAGCGAAAGACGCCCCCCGAGGGCGTTTTGATATATGGCTTGGTGTTACCGAGAACGCCAAGGGACAGGCTTTTTTCATTCCTCCATTGCCCGTTATCGTCCCTGACACGGTACTGGAACGTCCCCCCGTCACCATATCCGCGCTTGACCCTGAAAAGGAGCCCTTTTTCTTTTTTGGTCTTAAACGCTCCGCTCTCCATTTGGCCTGTGGTGATCTCCATCCGGATCGCCTCGCCGTTGTCAGAGGTCCCGGACTGTTCATAAACAATACCCGTCGACCGGTCCCCGACAAGGGTTTTGTTCCACGCTCTGATGTAGCGGGCGTTTCCTCCCCGGTATCGCTCGTATGACGCCGTTTCGGGGTTGTAATAGCCCCATTCAGCCCACGTACCATCGTCGAGCTTATAGGCCATGGTGATGTCTTCCGAGGGGAAGGAAATGACGTAGAAGGAGAATCCGCGCTGCTGCTGCGTCCACGCCACGGCATCGGAGACGGTCGCCATGTCGTTCAGCATCCGGTCGAACGGCCCCGATATGATTTGCGGCGCCCTCTCGACCATCTTAACTATTCGCCTGGCTCCATCCGATTCGCTGAGCCAAAAAAGCGTATTGTCGGCAATCGTCACGGTATAGGGGGCAAGGCACCCATATTGAAGATACGCCCCCTGGAGGACCGCCCATGGCGTTGAACCGTCGTTGTACGAAACCTCAACCGAGTTCGGACCGAAGCTGTAAACCTCTGCATCCCATCCCGAGACAACGGCATTGCATCCGTCCGGGAGTCGTTCGTTGTTGAACACCTCCCATGTGACGTAACCGCTAACCACGTCGTCCGAGTAATTGGTGTCCCCTTCAATCCCCCCGGCGAGGAGGCCGTTGCAAAGCAGATACCCCTTCGAAAACGTGATGTGTGTCACGTTGTCAGGACTGGTCGCCACAAGCTCAACCGTTTTCGCTGCCGTGTCAACCCGGGCTATTTTCCCGCCGTGGGCGATAAAGACGTGCCCGAAATCCTCGGTGAAGATGCATGGGATGTTTTTGTTGAGGGCATCCCCCGCGTAGAGGGTAAGCGTCCCTGTTGAGGATAATTCATAGACGTTGCCGCCGATGACCTCAAGAACCACGCCGCCGAATGTTTCGTACCGGCCCTGTGTGGCGTCTGATCCTACCGAGGCAAAGGCGGTCAGGCCGAGCCGCTTAGGAAAATGCTCATCATTCCCAACCTGCACCCGGTAACAGTCGCGCACCGAGGCAGCAATCCCGTCATGATATTCTGTCGGGTCGATGTTTTTATTTGCTAGGCCGAAAATCACTTTAGGCATTATTTGTCCCCGGGGTTTACTTACGCTCCTGTCACCTTGATCCACGCACTCCACGTATTGCCGGTTATGCTCCCCTTGCGCCAGTACATATCTGCCAGCATAGTTGCATCCTGGTTACTCGGGATGAAATATTGTGTCACAAATTCAAAATAAGTGACCCCGGTGTGATATTTTTCTGTCTTCAGAACTCCCGATTTTACCGAACTTGGCACTCCCGTATCAGTCGTTATGAGTGCAATTGATACGCCGTGAGGGAAGGCTGAGGGCAATACCGTTGTGTCGAAAACCTCAGCGACAACCGGGGGAGTATCGACATGATACGACAAGAATTGGTTAACGAGTCCCGCAACATCATTGCCAGAGTATCTGTTCGTTGCCGGGGTGAAGGTATGACCATCGGAAACGATAGCCTGAACCGATATGGCCTCAGGTAGCAAAAATCTGTTGTTGGTAACGTGGAAATCAGTTGTCGTTCCGGCATGGAAAAACAAACCTGTGTAGCTGTCAATGAAAGTGTTGTTGTCAAAAACAATATTGTCGTTGGTGTAGATCGAAATCCCAGAATTCGAAATATTGTCTATTTTCTTGAATGTATTGCCTCGGAACTCAACGTCGATGTTTTTGCTCACGGCATCCGAATATCCAACAAATATAGGTTGGATAGTGGTGTCGAATACGTTGTTGAGAATCTTGGCTCCCTTAACCCCGAAAAGACGCAGCCCACTAGCAACATTTGACACAGTGTTGCCCTGCACAAGAATATCCATGTCACTGTCGGTGGCAACTGCGGATGCAAAACCATTAAGGAATATACCGGCGTCAGTAGTGTCCTGAATGTGGTTGTTCAGGATCTTAAACCCGCGAGGTTTCGACGTGAACGAGTTGTAAACGTTGATGTTGATAGACCCGCTGGCGGCGTTACAGTCGTTGAATCGGTTGCCTTCAATGGTGATGTTTTGAAGTATGGCAAATGTTGACGTCCCGTTTGGTTCAATGGAAATACCGCCCGGCATCGCATTAACTACCGTGTGATTAACAACCCGGTTACGGCTGAACGTTCCGCCGTCCATGTCGAGAACCATGATAGCGTTGCCGTTTTCCTTGTTGATTCCGTCAATCACGTTGTCAAGGCATTTGCAGTTGATATTGTGCCGCTCATCTCCAAGCACGTCGCCGCTACCGAACTCGATAGATGTACCCCTGGACCCTTTGACCATGCAGCGCTCAAAAGTAACGTTCGTGACGCCGTGAAGACGAATCAGGTTGTTGAATTCAGCAAACAAGTCAGCGTCGCTGGTTCCCCTGAACTGAATGTCATGGACATATAAATCCGTCAGGTTGTTCGCCACAAGAGCGCTGCCGCTGTCAAAATGGAAACAATCGAACGTTACCGATTGGTCATAGCTGAAACCGGAGTTCTGGCCAACCCCGGACAGTTCGAGATTTGACCAAGGCTCGGTCGTTGCTACTGGGTAAAGTTCTGTGACCACGACCTTCGGGGAGGCCAAAGCCCCTATAGCATCCCATGCAATCGTATTGTCTGCCGCCGTGGCGGTAGTTGACATGCCAAACCATCTGGCGTCAACAGGATCTTTCTCCTGCCGAACCCATGCCCCACTTACCCCGGTGGGGTCGGAAGTGGGCGCTAGGTAAAAGCCGCTGAGGGGGTCTGCTGTGACCTGTGCCGAGAGATCGGAGGTGGACCAGCTAAAGTCACCACCGCCCCCGTCGCCAACAGTAGAGCGGTGAGCGACGGCGATAATATTCCCTGCGGCCAATCCCGTCAACGCTCGGGCGGCGTCGTAATCGTCAACATTGCGAACAAAATCAGCCATGAGAACGTCAGGGTCAACGGCAGCTTCAACAGAATCTTGTGTCGAAAGAAACTCCGCATAGTCAATCGTTTCGACGGCAGCCCCGGCGAAATCCTTGATGACGAATTTGTAAATACCGGCGCCGTAGGCTTCCGCCCGCCCGTAGATGTCGAGGGTAATGGTGGATCTTCCGGTTGTTGTCGGGAGGGTTTTGTCCCTGTCATCCCAAACGTAGGCGATATTGCTGGTTCCTGCGGCGTAAACCTCGACCGTTCCCCCCACTAGGGGCAGATCCGTGGCGTTGGTGCGATAACCGGACAACAAAAAATCAATGATTTGGGCTTTTGCCATCGGTTATCTCCCGTCGCCGTAGATGTTTGGCAGTACGTTTTTGCGGTTATCGAATGGTGCCGTAGAAACTTTGGGAACCGGCACGGAATGCAAAACCTTCAGCTGCGAAAGCGTTTGCCCCGCTCTGGAAACAACCACCTGCGAAGGCTCCACACTCAAAGCGTTGGCCCAATCGATGGCGAGGTTGAATTTAAGGGCCGTCTCGTATTCAGGGGGCAAGCCGAGCGCGTTCGTCAGCGCGGAATATTGGGCCAAGGCCTTTTGTGAATCGAGATGAAGGGTATATGCCTTGTCGGGGACAGGGTAGAGGGATAGTGACCCCAAGGGGTAGGACGGTTCGTAATAGAGTTCATATGGGATGGCTTCGGTTCCCTTGACTCCCCGGCTGTTCGACCATCCGCGGTCGACGATCTCGGTATTCGTGTAGTCGTTGCCGTCTGAGTCCCGGGTAAACCAATCCAGCACACGAATAGGGCGCGGAGTGTCGAAGTCTCCGGATGGGCCGATGGAATAGACACCCGTCCCGGCGACCAACGCCAGCGCCTCCTGGGTCACGGTGTAGATCCCGTATCTCCGCGTTGACCACTCGTTGATGAGCGAATTGAGAATACGCAGGCCCTTGTTGTAGGCCGTTGCATCAAGCGTCACATCGGAGCCCAGAAGCAACTCTGACGCATCTTCCAGGAGCTCCAATACGGTCATTTTAATGCGTCCTCAAGGTCGTTAAGCATGTTCTTGCGGGATTTGCGGCGGTCGAGTTCAACACCGAACTGCCGGGCGTAAACTTCGATTTCTTCCTTGTTCATATCGGCCAGGGCTTTTTTCTCTTCCGGCTTTTCTTCGCCGGGGACGAAGGCCTGCCGAGCTTCTTCGGGGTGCGGGAACCATCCGCCTTTTGCCATGGCCCATTCTTCCTCAAAACTCTCGGCAATCTTTTCCTGAACCCCTTCCGCCGTGACCTGATACATCGATTTCGGGTGAGCCATTACAGTATCTCCTTGATGTTGCCCGTGTAGATTTTTTTCCCGATGTGGCCTATATCGGCAGGGTACAGCCATATTTCCCCGCCGATAGCCTCCCATCGTTCGCAAAACGTGTAATCCTCGCCGTAATACAGGCCGCCCTTGAGGACAAAATCAAAGAGCGCGTAGTGTTCGCCGTTGTCTTCATATTTGAGGTGCGGATACTGTCGGGTCATCTCCGTCAGGCACCACCTCGAAAGCGCGATGAACCCGGCGCCGGTTCTCGTCGCCCCGATCCACCCCTTATTCTCCCTGCCGTTCAGGATACAATTGAAGGGAGCCCCTTCTTTTTTTTGCCGGTATGCGATACCTGCGAAATCGTAGGGGCTGTGCAGTACGGCCACAGCATCGACCGCATCCCATACCATGTCAGAGTCGAGGAATAGCAGTTTGTCGAACCCGCTGGCGATAAAACGCGAAACGATGCCGTTTCTTGCCTTGGTGATGATGGAACAGCCTGAGTGAATATCAACTTCGACCGTATGCCCCAGGGCCTGCAATACCGCCTTGGTTTTGCTCAGGGAGTTGATGAATTCAGCCTCGGCTGCCCCATACATCGGAATCCCGATATAAATCTGCATGCGTACCCCTTTTGCAGTCCCCTAAATAAGAGCGGCAGGAAGGAGGGGGCCTTCTTTTCGGGAGCTACCCTAGCCGCTCTCTGGTGATTAGGCGTCGATGAGGCCGATGCCGACGAGGGCCGCACGAATCTCAGCCATTTCGAGGATGACGGTTGCGATGTCGGTTCCGACGGTAACCGCCATGGTCGGCTGAACAACGGGGGTCCCGCCGTAGAGGTGAAGTTTTTCGGTCACGGAAGCGACCACGCCGGTTCCATCGGGGTCGCCGTTGCCAAGGATCTGTTTGGACATTTCTATTCTCCTTGAAAGGAAGGGGGTCCTAAGACCCCCGTTGGGTTAACGAGTGACGCGGCAGGCCAGTTCCGGGCGGATGGTGGAAAACCCGTATAGCACATCAATTCTGGTCGGCACCGTGTCATTCACGATGTCGCCCTGACGCCAGATCCTCATGCTGATGCCGTCCAGGACTTTCCGCGAACCCCATGCGCCGTACTGGCTCATGTCTTCGAGGTCGGCAGTGACCATGGCGAAGGCATCGGGGTGATAAACGAGCGTCTGCCCGTAGGAGGTCGACGCCCCGGCAGCGGCGGCAACTCCGCCCATGGTCGCACCGCCCTGGAGAATGACCACGGCGTCAGAACCGGGAGCCCCGGAGACGTTCTGGTATGCTCCGGATGTGACAATGGCCGGGGAGATGGGGAGGGCGGCAATCGTGGTGCCCGAAGCGGTGGTGGCCTCAGTGCAGACGAACTGCTGAAGGTGGCTGTAGGCCTGTTTCGTCTCGGGGTGGACGGCGTAATAACCGGCGATGGTAAAAATCTCACCCTTGGCGATGGTCGTGCCGGAACCGAGAGCCTTGAGGGCGACGGTCGCACCGGTCGGGGCCGCGCCGTCGATGGTAATGGAGCCAGTGCGAGTGCCGTTGGTCAGGACGGGGAGAAGATCGTTTTCGGCCCAGGTCAGACCGGCAGCGCGGCCCATCTCGCCTTCTTTGTACTGGCGGGACACCTCCTTGGTGTCGTTTTGGAGCGCCTGAAGTCCATTGACCAGGCCGGTAGACGTTACCGAATCGATCAGGGCGCGGCGGCGGTTGTCCATCGGCGCGAGATACTGGTTGAGCTTCGCTTTCGCCTGGAGGTAGGGCAGCAGGGTTGCCGGAGTGGTGCCGGTGGTGCCGGTGGCGTTGTAGACGTCGAGAGCCATGGTCAGGGCGTCGGCTTCGATGTCGGAGGCAAGAACGGACATGGCCGGGAGGATTTTGCGCTCGGTGAAATCATCGAGGCTCATGGTAAGTTCTTGGGATGTGAAGGACATCGCGACATGCTTCTGGGTCGCCACGGTCAAGGCGGTGGACTGTTCGACCGAACTGTGAACCTGCATGGTCGCGCCGTCAGTGACGACGAATTTCTCCGGTTTCCGGATTCGCAGGGTCGAGCCGATCTTGCCGCCCGTCTGCGCAAACTGGCTGTCGTAGCTGCGGTTGATGTTGCCGCAGAAATTGAGTTTGGCGTGGAGAACGTCGAGGGCTTTCACCAGGATTTTATCGGGGGTGAGGATGGAATTGGCCACGGGTCATTCCTTTCATTTTGCTGTTGTGTGATAGGTTAATAGAGTTTGCCCAGCTTCCGGCATCGTTCCCGTTCCCACTTGATCCAGGCTTCCGGGTCTTTTGCCGCGTCGGGTTCGGAGACGTTCGCGCCCGCCTGCTTGCCTACCGTACTGACGGGGGCGGGGGCTTTGGTGGTTTGTTTCGGCTTCGGCGGAATGGTGGCAATCGCTTCGATCTTGGCGAGAGCCATGGCCATACCAACCGGGGAGAGCCCGGCAATCCGGGTGCCTTCTTCCGGGTTTTTGGCGAGATAATAGGCCACGTCAGCCGGGGCTTCCGTCTCGGCCAGAACTTCGA